TATTGAAGGCGAGGATGTTGCGCTCCTGGTCTGTACCCATGGACTTCTGGACTATCTGGTCCGGGTCCACATAGAGGAAGTAGTTCATGCGGGCGAACTGGTACGGGTTCACACGGTAGATTCGCTGATTGCTCTCTAAGCGCTCTTCTGGCGTTTCTCCTGAGCTATTAAACAGCTCCCATTCCATCTGGAGCTTGTCCTGCTTGGTCATTGGAATACCCATGAAATCATCTGTAAATTCAATACGGTTAGAGATTTCCTTACCTTTTTCCTCACCCTTTGCGAGGAACGTCTGGTAGCGCATAGCCAGTCCCTCAGGGACATCACGATCAACATCACCAATCGTTGCGTGCTGGATAATACAGTCGATCACGAGACCCCCTACCTGCTCCACTAGGTTAGAGAGCATGAGACCGAATACACCTAGGATAATCTTGGCATTGCGTTCTGCGATCAAGGTGGCGCGTGCCGTGACGTTTGGTTCAACCACGCCGCCCTGCGTCTGGTCCTGGGTGGATTCAGCCAAGTCCTCCTTGTTCTCCATAAGGACGTTCATAGCCGCTGCGAGATTAGGCCCGAGCTGGAACGGCGTAACGGCTGCGTCCTTTGGAAGCGGTACAGAAGCACCTGGTGCAATTACCGTGCCATCCGTCTTAGACACGCCTGATATGAACATCGGCTTGAACACATCAAGATACATACCGTCCTGGAGGAGTTGGTATGCCTTGTTGATAGAAGCGTCGTCCCAATACGCCTTGAAGGCTGCTGATTTGTAGTAGGCGAAGCGTCCCGTCACATCAAGCGGCTCAAAGCCTGACTTTGCGAACGGATAAATAGGCGCAGTCATCCATTTCCCGTTGGAGAGAATCATACGACGGTGCTCAAACGGATTGGAATTGTATACGTCCTTCTCCTCACCCATGAACACACCCCCTACAAACGTGACCTGAAGGTCTTCAGAACGATAGAAGGCAGTAATCTCCTGCACATAATCGCGGTCTGCTTCGGTCCAGTCTATATCGAAGAGCGTCTGGTTCTCCTGTCCCGTTAGGACGATACGGGTCTTGCCTGCCTGAACATATTTGAAGTCCTTGTGCTGACCGTAGAGGTTACGGGCCTCATCCCATGCAATACGACGAACACGGATGAGATACGGCTGACGCTGGAGTTCGAATGTATAGAAATCGGCTAGAAGAATCTCATCAATAGGGATGATGTGCATCTGCATACCAGAAAGGAACTCATCCACCGCCTCAACGATGGTCATCGTACCGTCCGCAGAGCGTTGTTTTATGCGCTGAATAGCCTGCACGTACTCAACCGAAACGAATACGGCTGGGTTCACGAGGGCTGACATGACCATGTAGAGGAACTTGGTCTCGTACCCCGCTTTGCGCAGGAAGTCCTCAACAAGAATCTGCATCACACGGGCTGCATCCTTTTCCTCCTCGTTCTTGTCGTTCACGGCACGAACGTACGGGAAGAGCATGGCTGAGAGCATCTGTGCCAAGATGCCGATGATACGGTTGCGTGTGGTGTTCTTGCGACCCCTCCAGCGCCACTGTTTCTGTGTTGGGATGTACTGTGCTCCTACGAACGCTGCGAAGCTCTCTTGGTCCCTACGGGTACGCTCAAGGAGATTGAGACCATCGAACTCATTAAACGGCCTGTGTTGTAGGTTATAAGCCACCGTGTAGTCATCCTGGACTCGTGAGAAGAGTTCCATGACATCTTCAGATGGGTTGTATGCGGACTGGGATAGCTGCTTGCCATTGAATTCGACAGGCGCGCCGTTCTTAGTATCAGTGACTACTCCGGCAATCATTTTAGGAGAGGGTTATTAGCATAGCCTAACAGTACTGGCAAGACCGTAGGGTGTTAATAACCGAGATAATCCCCTTCGTACGTAGTCTCGTTTTCTCTCCACACCATGAGCACATTGTCTGCGTACGCTCGCGGACATACCAAACATTAGGAGAACAAGGACACTGATACTGAAAGCGCTGAGACCAGTTCCATTTGAATAGATAGACTAGACGTTTCATAAGTCAGGTATATTAGCCCGCACGATAAAGTCGTCTTTGACCTCCGTGTGCGGTGAGTAAATATCCAGGTCTGGTATGAAGGCGCGTACGACTGTACCCTCACCCACCTTCACTGAATTGAGAGCATACCGAATAGCATCCATCGAGTGAGAGAACTCGTGCTCAGGCTTGGAGATAATCCTTCCATCCTTGTCCGTCTCCCAGAGATAGTTGCGATATTCACGGATGATGTTGTACGAGCGCTTAGTTATTGAAATACGCTGATCCTGTACGAACTGGATGCCCGCGTTCACGCTTCCTGGCCCCTTCTCAGACGGAAGGATGTCTATGCCATATCCTCTAATTTCATCTATGGATTTAGGGTCCGCACTATCAGCTACAACGATAGCGTCCTCAAGGTTCACTAAATAGTCAGCTAATTGACGATTACTCATTCCCTTGCGGAAGGCCACCTCGTCCACGATATACCCGCCGTTGTACTGGTAGACGGAAACGATAGCCGCTGGGTCGGTGTATCCAAAGTCGAGACCATGACGTATCAAACGTGCCTCGTGGGGAATCTCGTCAATGATGTCCCAATCCTTGTAAATCTTGCCCTCTACTTCACCCAGTTCTCCCAGGCCATACACCTGATACCAACCCTTACGACCCTTACGTGCTTCGATGGAGTCAATGACGGTCTGTTCCAACGCTTCGTTATCCTTGTAGTTGACGATGATGCGCTCTACGTCCGTACGTTTAGGCTCTACGTCCGTATAGAACCAGAACTCCGTGGTCGGATTCCAGTCGAGGAAGACAAACTCACGGGTACGCACCTCAAGCTGGTCGAAGGCATCAAGCGTCATGTTGTTCGCCTCGTTCATAAAGAGAACGTCACGTCTACCACCTCGGAGCTTGTCTGCATTATCAGCGGAGAAGAACTCCATCTGGTGTCCTGTCTCAAACGTATAGATGCTATCGGTAGCGTTCCAGTTCGCGTCTTTCCAATAGAAATGCGCCTGCATGATGTTCTTAAAGTCACGGATAGCACCGCGCTTCAGATGAGGAACGGACTCTGATACGACAGATACCAGCTTACTCTTCCCCTGTGGTGTTTGACAGTATGCAATGAGAATCAAGAGAATAGAGATCGTCTTAGAGGCTGAGGTACCTCCCTGAACGGCCCTAATCTTCTTGCTGAGTGCCCCCACCTTCCGTGTTGCTGTTGTTTCGTGGAATGCCATTGAATTGTGTTATCGGAGCCGGGAGCTGTTTACCATCGCTGGTCACATCGAGCTTGTCACCGTATTTCTTAGGTTGCAGCTTCGACATCAGCCATTTCTTCGTATCTATGTGAAGGCGCTGTGCTTGAACCATAGGCCCCGCGACAGTTGGATTCTGTTGCACCATATCGACGGTCACCTCTGCAATAGTCAGGATGTCTTCAGCCATTGCATCAGCCGCTTCTTGCTTTGCACGCGCGTATTGTTCAAGAAACTCTGGGTGTGCACGCATCCAGTTGAATATCGTCGCAACTGAAGGCATCTCGTCGGAAGCACACACGGTACGAATGCTCTTACCCATCGCTAACTCCTGACAAATCTTATCCGATAGTTCCTTCGTATAGCTACTCGGCCTCCCTCCTGCATGGGGTATACGGACGTTGCTAGCCTGTGCAGCTAGTTCATCTATAGTCTCTTCGTTCTGTTCTTTATTCTTTGCCATGTTCTTTAAGAGCCAGCCATAGTCGTGCTACTGCTTCTCCTGGGGTTGAGCCTCCCATCCCATACTCAAGACCATCACGACCAACAGCTACCCAAGGTGCCCGTTTATGGGTATTGGTTAGGGTTTCGAATTCCTCCCCACACGCCTCTATGAGTTCGGATAGGGTTGGAATGTATACGTTCTCTAGGGTTATGCCTGCATCCACACATTCTTTATGGTCCTGAGGATTGTAGTACCAGCCATTCCTCACTTCCTGGGGGTATCCGGCATTCTTCAGTTCCTTTGCTAGTTCGTAGGTCATATGACATTCGGGTGTAGTTTCTTGAAGTTCAAAT